TATGTATTGTACGAAAAACTCCAAAAGAACGGGAATTGCTAAGAAGATGTATATTGCCGTACTTTTGTATATTGTTTATTGTGTATCTAATATTGTTTTATGGGGAAATATAATGGACGTCTCCATTAAAGTCAATGCTATGCAGAAACAATTAACCGAAGCACAGACAGCTAACGAAAACGTGCTAGAAGTATTATATGAAATTCGTGACAATCAGAAACAGATTGATCAGAAACAAGAAAAAGTGTTGGAAGAACACGCAACTAATGTATCTTACATTAAAAACGTCGGGTATAATAGATACTCCGACTTATCCAATGTAGATATGAAACTGACTACTAAGGATATGAATAAAATTATCGACTATTGGATATTCCATATGGGAGTTCAATCCAATTTCCAAGGCAGAGGAGATGTATTTATAAAAGCCTCACAAGAAACTGGACTTAATCCAATTTATATCCTAGCTCATGCTGCCATAGAATCTGCATGGGGGACATCGTACATTGCCAGAACCAAACATAATTATTTTGGTATCAATTGTATCGATGCTGACCCTGGTCAGGGGTACGATATGGGCGACTCCATCGAAGAAGGAATCATTAATGGAGCTCGATGGATTGCAAAACATTACTATAATAATGGATATACTACATTGCAATCCATGAAAGATGCCAATTATGCTACAGATCCAAATTGGCCATATGCAATATCCAATATTATGGATAAATCAACCAATGCATTGTAGTATCCTACAAATAAAATAAAACAGGTCTATATGACCTGTTTTATTTTTATATTTATGGAGGATATACAGATGAAGAAAAAACTAAAGAATAAAAACAAACAGTCCAAACCTATCAATGTAGGTATTGGAATGCCATATTTACATATATCTGTTATAAATGCCAATGAGCTGAATCCTCTGTATTATAACAACCAGAGTGATTTTCAATATCAAATGAATATGAAGACAAGCCCTAAAAAATATGTATATGGAAATACTAAAGAGCGGTTTCCTACTGTACTTATCGATTTAGGGAAGAACACTTTAAAAATAGAATGTTATGGATTACATAATGGTATCAATATATTCCGCGATACATATGTAAAGACCAAATCTATCAAAGGTCAGTATGTTAAAGCTAATAAGAGAGATAAGTTATTATTCAAAACTATGTTTGATATGATATTGTCTGATTATAATAGCGATACATATTCCAATGATGATGATTATTACGAAGAAGAAGGAGATGACTATTGATGTTACTAAAAGCAAAAATACTTTGCTTGGGTGGAGGAGCTAATAAAGCAGGTATCGAATTGATGAAAGAGATTCCTGAGTTGGCAAGCTCTATTATTCTAATCAATACAACACTCAAAGATATTCCGATAGAATACAGAGAAAATGCTGTAGAATTAGTCGGAGACTATAAAGGCTGTGCTAAAGAAAGAGCAGTGGCCAGAGATATTATGATCTCCAATTTAAAATCTGGAGACTTTGATTATCCGGCAGATAATGATGATGCTATGACAATCATCGTTACATCTGCAGAAGGCGGTACAGGATCTGGAGCTACTCCGATTCTGGCTAAATATATTAGCTCTGTATATAAGAGTCATATCCATGTATTTGTATTTACCGGATTTAACTCTGATGTCAGAGGTATAAAGAATACGGTAGATTTATTCAAAGAATTAGATTCTTCTTATACTGTAGAAGCTATTTCTAATGCTAAGTTCTTAGATGAAGCCCATGGAAACAGAATTAAAGCTGAACAGATGGCAAACAAAAAGTTCTGTCAGAGCATCAGAATTCTACTAGGTGGTACCATTACCGAGTCAAGTCAAAATATCGACGAATCTGATTTATTGAAGCTCGTAAACACCCCTGGATTCATGGTTATAGAAGACGTAGATTTGGGAAAAGTAAAAAATATAGATTCTTTCAATACTAAGTTGATTGAAACAATTGATGACTCCAAATCTTTGAATGTAGAACCTACATGTAAACGTAGAGGAACTATTCTGAATATCTCAGATAAAGAAGCAGATTATGTGGATTATAATAATGAAATACTGAAAGAAAGATTCGGTGTTCCCTTTGAAGCATTCTCCCATATTCAGAAATTGCATGACCATAACTATATTCAGTTTATCATCAGTGGGTTAAAGATGCCTATTGAAGATATTGAGAATGCATATGAAGAGTTTATTAAGACTTCTGGCTCTGTAGATAAAACCAAAGATGATTTCTTCTCTAAAGAATTTGCTACAGATGCGGATGAATTTGATACACTTCGTGCAAAGAAATCTTCTGAAGATGTTAGATTAGCTAAAGATGATTTCTTTAATGAATTATCTGGAGATACAATTAAGACTGACAATGGAAAATTCACCAAAGTCATTACAGTGGATCCAGAATTCTAATACAAGGAAAGGAGGCTAAGTTAATATGATTGCGAATGCATGTGTTGATTCATCAATTATGGATTTTTTAGATCATATTGATGAATCCTCTGATTCTGAAATATTTTATACAATCAAACAAAGATATGGGGATATTATCTTTGAGATTTATGAGAATCGTCATAGATATAATCAACTCTTATTGAATTCAAGATTTATCTCCATATTATATCAAGTCATATATACAATCAATGTGGATGATTTTCTAAAGATGTGTTGTGATTCTTTATTGTACTACATAGTTACCACACTTCATCCGAATGACTATATCAAAGGATTGGTCTTCATGCTAGGAGAGCTAATCAATAAAGAAGAAATTGATCAATTGAAGAGTTTAAAACATATTGATTATGAACTTCTGACATTCTTAGCTATCAGCAACCATTCCATCAATGATGATATTGAACGAGTATCCAGAGTCAATTTCACTCTCTGTACTTCAACCAAGTCTGTATTGACGATAGCTGATTTGCGATATATCTATGCTGTATTCTATTCTAAAGAATTCTCTGCATTATTGATGGGTACTGTATTTGATACAACCATTGATCGTGGGATCGAAAAGGAAGAACCATGGGTAACTCCTATCGTAGAAGGAAACAATAATCAGATTAAGAACACTATTCTGCTGATATTGGAAAACTTAGATACATCTGCTATTGTTCATTACTTGAAGATGATTGGGGAAGAATTTTCCAGACGTAATTTTAATGAATATGCGATTGGTCTGAGTTTTAGGCAGCTAAATGCCGTCAACTTCAATAAGATCAATATTATTGGACAACAATTACAAGCAGAAGGAATTACTGTACCATAAAGATATATGCATAGCCTATATAGGCTATGCATATTATTATATAAGGAGTTTACTATGAATGCTGCCACTACTCAAAAGAATACTCAGAAAAGAATTTTATCGTTGAAAAATATAGAAGAAATAGCTTTAGATGTTTACCATTATGCTAATGGTAAAATTAATCCTTTGATATATTGTGCTGATTTTAATTTCTCTAATGAGGGATACAAGAAGCATTATAATGCATCAATGTTTCTTAATACGATCACTATATATACGGATACATTAGATAAGCATATGCGTCTTAATAATATGACCCTGCCAAGACAACGAGGATTTATCGCTGAGGTAGTTATTCATGAGCTATCTCATCTAAATCAGTATAAAAGTAAAACGACTTACTCATTCAATAGAGGATCTGTTCAATATAGAAATTACAAAGATATAGAAAAAGGCAATGATTATAATACACTACTATTCATCAGAGAAAATAAAAACGATCTGATTAAAGCAATACGAGGTCCTGTGTTGTTTGACCAGACTCATAATTCATTATCATACGAGGAACTAAAATCATTGGTCAATCGGTGGTATATATCCATGTCAAGAGAGAAAGCTATGGATGAGTTGGATATGATCTGTCAAGAATTATTACATGTCCCATTACATATCTTTGTAGATAGACTATTAATGGATATTAATTCAGCATATAATACAATCAGAATAGCTATCGATAAATCCAGGAGGTCATCATGATAGATAAAGGAGTTTTAGAAACACTAAGAATCTTATTCGACCATATTGATTTGGATAGTAATCATACTTTGATTAGAGATATTGCTCATTCTGAATTTTTCAATGAAAATGGAAAAATGAAATTGGATTATAAAGATATACAACAGATTCGAGAATATGGGATGGATATTAATATATCCCGAAATCTAATTGGCGATGGATTCAAATTGAGTCTGTATGATAATCGTAGCTTAGTAGATATAGCCGATATTGATAAGAACGATTTTATTGTTTAAATAAAGATCCCATAGCCTATATAGGCTATGGGACTATACTTTTATTTTTTATTTAATAATAAGAGACTTATCTTTGTATCTTTCGTATTTAGATTTTTTATGAATTTTAGGTTTAGCCTTTTCTGGTTTAATCTTGGGTAAATGACGTCTATAGACAATTCTAGATGTTGCATCATTCATTGTTTTATCTTTAAGCTGATAACCTTCATTGAATTCATGCACAGCATCATTAAATCCCTGTCTATAAGCTTCCATATATTCTTCTTCTGTATATAGCATATAAATACCTCTCAGTTATTTAAATCGTTATCATAATATTCTGATAACGGTTAGCTGCCGAGACATATCCATCTCTCAATTGCTGGACTATATCATCTCTTCTATTAGAATAGTCTTGCAATATATCGATTTGTAATTCAGATGTAGCATATGGCGTATTAATATTATTATAATATTTCAAGTTATTATAAAGGAATATTGCTACATCACTCACTGCCAACTGTTCAAAGGTCTCCATTTTTGTAGGTTCAATAGTCATCAAATTAGGAGCATGAACAACAAATAAGTGGATAGGAATTGCTTTTAACATTTCCAGCATATTATTACTTAAATTAGACCTAAGCTTAACCATATTCGGCGGTCTAAATTCTACATAAATACCTGCTTTAAATATACTTGCATGATCAACCATCTGTTGCTGCATAGCAATACCTTCAACGTCTAATCCATTTAAGAAGAAGTCAAAGGTAGAATAGAAACCAGACCCAAATCCAAATGCAGGCATATTCTTACTTAAGATATGCCAATCAATATCTCCAATACCAATAATATTAACAGAGGGACATACATTTTCATCTATTAAATAATAAGGACCCTTTCTTCTATCGGCTGTTAAATAATAGGTCATTTCATAGGGAAAGAATCTGGAGAATGTATTCAGAGTCTCTTTAGAAATTACTTTATCAATCCATACATCTTTATTCAATTCATCGGGAAGATTTAACTGTTTCGTTCCTAATCGATGTTCTATTAAATCAAGCAGTTGACTTTGTCTGTTTACAATACCAACTCCAGGCATATAATCATCTCTCCTTTCATAAGAGGGTTACTTAATAAAATGTTTTATTAGGAATATCATAAACTTCCCCACAAACATTTAAATAAATACTTTTTAATTATGAAAGGAGAATCATAATGGAGAATAACACTTTCTCTTTTGACAATATTGCACAGAAAATCTTTACTCCTACTAGTACGGGAGTAAAATTTAATAAGACTGCCGAACAGCCATCTTTAACATCTAATGTTATGAAACAGGCAATGATGATTTCTGATGATACAGTTAAAATCGATCAGGCAGATTCTTATAAAGATGCTATATACAGAATAAAAGAAACCGAAAAGATTTTATCTAAAAAAATCTTATTCGCAATCTATAACTTTCAGGCGAAACAGAGAATGGATACAATGAGTGGGTTGAAATTTAAAACCTATAAGTATACAAATTTAACAGAACCTATTCCATGCCTTAAGAAACTGAATATGGTTTTAACTCAAGTAGAAACTATGATGTCTAATTATAGCGGCGTAGGAGTAGTATCTGATAAAGCTAAAAGTTACTATGAAGCATTAAATGAAATGATACATCATATATCTGATGCTAAGGCTTCTGCTATCAATGATATGACAGGATGTAATGTTCCTGAAGAAAGACTGGTTATCGAAACCTTTGCATACTTCAGAGGTGGAAAGAATATATGTACAGAAAATATAATGCAGGGTGAACGAATTACTCAAATTAAAAATCATATTGACAGCATTGTAGATTCTGTTGCTACATATAATGCTGGAGTAAATGATGTAATCAAAAGATTACATAAACTCAGATCCGAATTAGCATTACATTATAGAGCTATGGATGATCAACAGGGTAGACAAATCGACTTCAGAAAACAAGAATTGTCTAATGCAATTTGTGTATATGTGAGCAAATATCTGAAATATGCTAATATCATATATTCTATGAAAGCCGATGCACTCAAAGAATATTTATCTCTTGATAATAGCGTGGTTAGTAACTTTAAAGTGATTAAAGTTACTGAATCATATGATATTAGTGACGATGATGATTTGACCAATATCAGTGAAGATGCGGATTTAATGGATCTGTATACTTTCAATCATGATAGAGAAGAAATTTATTCCGATTCATTAATTGCTTTAGAATCTGAATATACAGACGTATTGGTTAAAGATTTAATCAATGAAGCTGATGAAGGAGATAGTAAAACAATCTGGGAACGTATTAAAGCACTCTTTATCAAAATTAAAGATGCTATTCTTAACTTCTTTGGATTGGCTACTAAGAAATTACAGGAAATCAAAAATGATAAATCCCTTATTGATAATATGGCCAAGCATCTGAATGAAACTGATAACGCTTTTGAAATAGACGTACCTTCGGTTAATTTGGATGCTGCTTTGAGTAGAATCGTTAATCTGAATATGAAAGACTTCCAATTCTTCTATGAGAAGATTATGAACTCTGATCAAAAGCCAGATGATTCAAGTATTAAATTAATTACAACTGTCATTCCAGAAATGAATAATCTGGATGGACTCGATACTAAAGAGACACTACAGAAATATCTGAAGAATTATTTTGCAGGAAACGATTTATCTAAAGTTAAAGAAATTCAGGGCGATGATATATACGTTACATCTAAATTGACTGCGGCAACCATGAAGACCATTACTATGCCCAAATTGTTTGCTCAAGTCAATGCCCTGGCAGATTTGAAAGTTCCTGCACAGTTTACAAATAAGCTTCAGAATAAATTAGAAGCTGCTCAAAGATATAAAGATCAGGAGATCGGAAAGCTTAAAGGTCCTGCTACACCTGCAGGTACTACTCAGGAATCCGTAGATATTAAGAAAATATTGGAAGAATATTTTAATGATATTGATGGATTGGATTCTTATAAAGAAGGTGGAGAAAAACCAGCAGATGCTGGAAAAACTCCTCCTCCTCCTAATAACAAAAAAGATGTAAATAATGGTACAACTACAACCAGTCCTAATCCTAAACCCGAAGATGGTAAAACAGAAGAACCAAAACCCGAAAATAAAGCGAATCCAGATAATGAAAAGAAGATTAAGGAACTTGAAACCGCATTTGGAACATACTCTGCTGTAGTGAATAATATCATGACCTGTGCAGGAGATGCTGCTAAAGAAATATATAATAAATATTATAAAGAAATCTTTGTTACTCTTATGAAAGAAAAATTGGGTAAAACAGAAGAAAAGAAGCCTGAAGAAGGTAATACAGATAATACTCAAGCAGCTGCTGAACAGAAGCCGGCTGAGAATACTGAACAAAATAATAGACCTGGCGTTCCTAAACAAAATAAATCTGGTCAAAATCCTAATCAATAATATCATAATACTATATAAGTCTACCACACCTTTATTGGGTGTGGTAGATAAAATTTTTGACATACTAATAAGTTTGGAAAGGAGGTAATTATATTGGAATCATTACAAGGAAGTGCTTTGTTTCCTGACGAAATTCCACAACTATCAATACAACCTCAACCAGTCAATAGACCGATTTATTATCAGATGTCTACATCAAATAAATCTTTCTTAGAGATGCATTATTTCTTAAAGTCTCAAGATATAAAAAATAATAGATTCATGTTAACTTTATTTGATCCAGACTTAGCGGGCGTCGATCCTCGTGATCCTATGCTAAGTACACAGATGAAAATAAAAATTCATAAAGAAATATTAATTAACTACTGGTATTACCTAAGAGAAGTAGTTAGAGTTACAGCCAATGGGTACCCCAATGGTGTACCCTATCAATTAAACAGAGGTAACTTAGCATATAACTTTTGTTCTATGTACAATTTAAATCTCTTTTTTGAGATGCCTCGTCAGATTGGTAAAACCATGGCGGCAAACGTTCGATATTTATATATTTATAATTTCGGTTCTACTAACTCTAATATGATCTTTATGAATAAGAATAATCCAGATGCTAAACGAAATCTGGAAACATTTAAAGCAATTCGAGATCTATTACCTTCTTACTTACAATTATCCCAGGAATTTTCTATGGTTAATGGTAAGAAGAAGAGACTTCCATCTACAGTTACTAATATTCAGCATCCAGTTAACCATAACATTATACGTACAGTTCCTGGGGCTCGTAATGAAACGGCTGCGGCCAATCTATTGCGTGGTCAGACTATTACGTTATGGTGGGCAGACGAATGGGCATTTACTGGATATAATGAAACCATTATGGTTAACTCCATGCCAGCGTTAACTAAAGCGTTTGAAAATGCTAGAGCAGCAGGAGTTCCACATGGTATTACGATCACAACAACGGCAGGTATCTTATCTACCCATGAAGGTAAATTTGCATTTGATATGATCAACAATGCCACACCATTCTCCGAAAGATGGTATGATCTGAGTTATGATCAGATTATGAATATTGTAAATAGCAATATGAATTCTGTGTTTGTATATATTAAATATACATATAGGCAACTCGGACTCGGAGAAGAATGGTTCTATAACCAGTGTAAGAACATGCTCTGGAAGATGGTAGACATCCGTCGAGAAATTTTGTTGGAGTGGATTGATACTCCTGAGAACTCTCCATTTAGTCAAGATGATTTGGAAGCTCTCAGAGGTATGCTACATGAACCAATACGTTCATTACTTATTTTAAACAAATATACTTTTAATATTTATAATACGGTTCCAGTTAGTGTAACTGGTATACCCATAAACCCTCCAATTATAGGAGTCGACGTGTCTGGTGGATATAAACGAGACTATACTGCTATATCTGTCATAGATTCACAGACTACTAAATTTATTGGAGAAATAAAATGCAATTATATGAGTATTCCTGACTTAGCCAGAGTTATAATTTGGTTAGTCAAAACAATGATGCCCAATGCGGTAGTTAATATCGAAAGAAATGGAGTAGCTTAACAGCAATCTCAGTATATAGAGTAATCTATATATTTCAACAGGGTTAATTGCTTTGAAGGAGGAGTAAAAGTAATCTCCTCAGTTTAGCAGCGAAAGTATCCGATTAGGATAAGACGTTCAACGATCATCTCCTGACGGGAGAGTAGAATCACAAGCATATGGTGAAAGAAAAATCCTGGCCCTACTGTATTACATACAAAGGGATGACAAATGATCTGCACACGTTCTGTAATGGAAGTGCATTGGAATTGACCAAGCGTTATAGAGTTGCGTCTATAATGAAATAGATTGGGTTTCGGGGCATCTCTTATATCCAAGCTTAAAGAGCCTGGAGGAATTAAGGAAAACCTATATTACGAAATTAAAGATCGTATTATAGAAGAAACTTCTGATTCTTTGGGAAGACCTATTCGTCGTAAACAAAGAACAAAAGTATATGGTTTAGATTCATCCAAAGATGTACGCGATCTCTTAATAGAAATACTAAGAGAACGTATGGAACGCCATAAAGATAAAATATTCTCTCCAACCATGTTTGATGAATTATCTAAGATGGTTGTTAAGAGAAATGGTAAAGTAGAACATTCTGAGAACTCTCATGACGACTTAGTATTCTCTTACCTAATGGCTCTTTATGTTTGGTATGAAGGAAAGAACTTAAAAGAAAACTTTGGTATTAATAAATCTACTATTAAAACAGAAGATTCTGTTGATGATACAATTGGCAGAGAACTGGAAGAAAAGTATGTTGAAATAGTAGAAGAATTAAAACTTCCGCCAGAAGAACAATCTGAATCTATTAAGCAAATGAATGATCAGCTTAAAATGATGAAGATGGGTATGGGAGTCATGTTTAATGAGTTCGTACAGAAACAACGAGCTAATGAACATCAAATGCTTATGGATATGCTGCAGAATAAAGCAGTACGAGAAGCGTACTCTAGAGCCACACAGATTCCTATGGTAGAATTGGAAGGGATGACTAAATCTAATAAGTTTAGAGTTCCAGATTCTGTATTCACTTCTTTTGGAGAAGATCCTGAAGAAAAGATTAGAAAAGAAATAGCTAAGAATATGAATTTTAAAAATTTTGATCCTGGAGAATACTCCAATAATTATTCAAAATGGGATGGGTGATTGATTATGTTATTTGACGATGATGAAAGAGAATATGAATTCTCCTTACAAGAAGAATGTGAAATCTATAGCGAAACTGTTGACAAGAAGTTAATGAGAACGACGAACAAAGTTCTTAAAAAAGCAGGAGCAAACAAAGAACAGAGATTTGCTGGTCTGAAAACTGTGGCTCGTATGACATCTACTAAACAAGATGGTTCGTATACAGTTCCTTATAATCGGTTAGGAATTAATGATAAGAGTAAAAAGACTGGATATAGTAAACCTGGTCATCTTAGCGAAAGAATTGATAAGGTTTTAGAGAAACATCCTAAATTAGCTAAGAAATATGATAAACATATGATTCATGCTATGAGAAATAGAATGATTGATAGGCTTAGAAATGATATGTAATACATTTAAATAATCATCATATTATTTACCCCTATAAGAAAGGAAGTCTAACTATGTTATATACAGAAGAAGACTTAGAGTTAGCATATTCTGAAGGATATAATCAGGCATGTGATGAATTAGAGAGTATGCTTGAAGAATCAGAATTTGAATTCTCTCTCGTTCAGGAGTCTAAGAAACATTCTAAAAAGGATGATGACGAAGACGATTCTGATGACGATGATGAGGATGAAAAGAAAAAGAAGAAATCTAAGAAGAAAAAAGACGACGATGATGAATCAGATAATGAAGATGACGTAGAATTCGACTTAGAAGATGAAGATGAAAAAGATAAGAAAAAGTCTAAAAAGAAGAAAGATAAAGATGATGACGATGAAGAGGATCTGAGTGCTCTTGAATCGGCTATCGTTGCAATGCAATAGTTTTTATTCATAAAATCTCCAGAGCTTATAATAGCTCTGGAGATAACTTTCCCATAAACTTCCTTATTCTTAACATTCTATTAAATGAATTTATTTAAAGGAGGTCTTTATATGCCCATTCATTATTCAGAAGGAGCTTTCCCTCTGTCTTTATATTCGAACAATTATATCGCTACATATAAAAATGGATATCATTTAGAACACATTTGTGGATGTACTTGGAATCCTATATACAATATTCAGGATGAGGTTAAGAAACATACTGCTCCTCTTATGGTTACAGATGTAGCTGTACAGAGTCAGACAACATTAATCGTTTCTATTTCTTTCTCTGATGGAGTAACAGAAAAGGTAGAACTCTGTAAAGGAACCAAATATAAAATTCAGTATTTAGATGCTGGTGTAGTCAATTCTATAGTTGGTATAGTTACTGGTATCGGTAAAGTAAAGAATAATAGTTCTTGTTCTTGTAATTGCTGCACAGGAGAAGACTATATTATTACAGTCGATGCTTCGGTAGATTATGCTTCCAATGTAGTTAATATCAGAACTTCTAATATTAGAGGAATCTCCAAGTATAATAAATATGCTGATGAAGATACTACTATATTAAATGCCAGAACGGCTGGCGCTACAGTGGCTGGAGATGTAACTAAATTGTCTATATCTTCTGCTACAATAGATAAAGATGGATTTATTACTGCTGGTACTTTGACCAATGCTGTCTTGGATAAAGATAATTGCATCATTACAGACTCTTGTGCTGTTGGTATGAACGGAAATGGACACGAAATTACAGTAGCTAAGGCTCATATTATTATGGGTACGGCTGTATCTGGAACTATTAGTTCTGGTAAAGTAGATGAATATACTATTTCTGGAGGAACTACAGATCCAGTTACTCAGATTACAACCAATTGTTTAGTAACTGCTAAGAAAGGCACTATTGTAGCTACAGATTGTAAAGTAGTTGGTGCTAAAGCATACAAGGGTAAGTTGATTACTCCTATACTAGAAAACAGTACGGTTACTGGTGGTAAGAGATCTGGTAAAGATATGGTAACTACAGGTGCTACTGTTATCGGGGAAATTGCTTATAATGGTGCGATCACTGGTGGTACATTATATGGCGGCATAGCTGTCGGAATTATTGATGGTGAACCTTATGCTATTATTAATGGAGTAACCACAGAAGGAACCACCCTGAAATCTACTGTAACTGGTGGGCGAGTTGTTGGTGGTACCAAAATTAATGATACGACTATTGGGGCAACTGTATATGGTGGTACAGCAGAAGCTGGAGTAACTACATGTGGTGTAACGAAATTAGGAGATGTAGATAGTTTCATTCGTCCAGAATCGGTATCTTTGCCTGGAGAAATTATTTGTAAATGTCCTAAGATTTATCCGGATTATCATAGAAATCTGATTGATGTAATTATATGGTGGAAGACCGTTCAAGGTTATCCACTAACATCGAATTACGATACAGTATACAATGGTGGCTGATAAAAATAAGAAGACTCTATATAGAGTCTTCTTATTCAGTTTTGCCCACTTAAACATTTATGTAAGTCTCATAGGAAGGAGGAATTATGCCTAATATGAATGAACAATTGCCGCCATTTCTTAGACGAAAAGGCGATGCTATTCTATATAATGGCAATGGAAATTTCTATTTTTATATCCCTGAAAAATACTTTGAAAGAAATATAGCATACTATAATGGAGAATATATTTCTACATTAGGAGTTATGAGCTATGCTATGAAAGAGAATGGTAAAATGTCTACTTTAAGACAGTTTAATTATCCTACTCGGATTATTACCAAACCATTCAAAGTAGAAAAAATGAAATCTATTAAACTGATTAAAGAATCTGAACCAATGGATTATAGAGTTCTTATTTATAGAAAAGATGATCCTATCTTAGTAGAAACCAAAGTCCCTAAGAGTGTAGATAATTCTGAAGACTTAATTGCTCTATTTATTATCAATGGATTTATTCCTAATACTATTCCATATGATCAGATTCAAAATTATATAGTAGACAATTGTGCATATAATGGGGCTAAATATAAAATATCCTTACAATTATTTGGAGTTATTATATCTGAGCTCTGTAGAAGCAAAAAGGATATAAACATTCCATTCAGACTTTCTAAAGATAATGATATGAATAATTATAAATCTATAAGTGTTAAAACTATTCCTAAGTTGATTAGTGCTTATAGTGCTATTACATCAGAGAATATCAATGAAGCAATTGTATATGCTTCGCTGAATAATAATAAAGTCCAGAACCCTCTGGAAAGGATTGTAACAGGTGAAGATGTATGATGTGAAAGCGTCTTATAAGAACATATCATTAAAGTTTACTTTGTTTTTTACTTACTAAAATCAAGGTGAGTTTTAATTTTTAACTATTATTAAAGGAGGAATTATAATAATGGCAGCTCCAGATACTAGATTTATCTGGGACGATCAATCCGTCATTAATCCCAACACGGCTGTTGGTAACGATGGCGTAGACCGCCCAGTGATTATGACAGTATTCTCCTCTGATAAAGGACCGGAAAAATTCCAGAAGGAACTTTCAGGGGCAGATTTCTTCGCTCTGTATGGAGATAACCCAAATTTCTTTAAACATGGTCAGGCTCTTATAGAAGCAGCCTCCATTGCCAATGCTGGTGGTTTACAGTATGCTAAACGTGTTGTTGCGCCGGATTCTAAATTGGCTAATTTGGCTCTTATTGCTACAGTTAAAGCTGATAAAATTCAGAAAACCAATGCTAAAGGTAAACCTCTTTATTACAAAACAGAAGTCGATCAGACTTATTGGGCTGTAAAAGAAGAAGCAGATATTCCGGAAGCATATAAGACTAAGACTATTACTACAGATATCAATACAGATGCATGGGAAGATTATACTCCCGAAATGATTGATGTTATTGATACAACTCACTGGGAAGAGGTCGAACAGCCGAAAATTAAAGTTGTTGATGAAGATTCCTGGGAGAAGACTGGTGACAATGTCACACCGCCGGCTGATGCAGGTACCTACAATGAGTATAATGAAGGTGATGTAGCAACTTATAACGTTGGTGCTAAGGTTAAAGTAACCAAGGGTGCGGTTATTACATACTACAAAGCTAAAGTTGCTCATATGCCTTTGGAAAAAGAAATTCTTGATGAACATGTTCCGGAATATTCTGATGCTAATGTACCTACCTATACAGTTGGTACTATTGTTAAATTTGAAGCAAAGTATTATAAAGCTAAAACAGCTCATAAGAAATTGCAGAAAAAGGTTCAGGAAACCATTGATGCCTATAATGAAGCCGATGTAGATACCTATGTAGTAGGTTCTAAAGTTAAGAATGCCGGTCATTTCTATAAAGCTAAAGTAGAAAAGACTTCTCTCTTCAAAATTATATGGGTCATTAATGTTCCAGCATATGTTCCTGGTGCTCCTTATGATGCTGGCAAGTTTGTCCTGTATGGTGGAAAATATTATGCAGCCGCTCAGGCTATTACCGGTACAGAAGTTGATGTAGATACAACTCCTGGTATTACTGTTAAAGTAGAAACAACAGATCCCAAGACATTGGATGTATCTAACGAACCGATTAAAGTAGATGCTGCTATGATTAAATATTCTTTGAAAGCAGTTCCACTTACAAATCAGGTTAATAATACAGACAACATTGATAAAGTATTTGATAGTGTAGTCAATACTGTTTTCGAAACCAAAGATACATTGGTTGTTCCGGAAGCTGGAGAAAAGAACTATGTTCTGTTTACTCTGACTGATACAGGACGTGGTGTATCCAACAAGAAAATTCGTATTTATGCCGATACATCGGCCCGTAGACCTGTTCGGTATATTAAGTACGTTATGAAGGTTCTTGAAGGTAATAAAGAACTCGAGACGCATTATTTCACATTCGATAATTTGATTGTCGAATCTCCTGATGGAACTGCGGGCAGTGCAAGAAATAAAGCCGTAGATCAGGTTATCAATCAGAATTCCAGAAATATTCGTTGTAAATATTATGAAAGCGAATGGAATGAATTCGTAGCCGATGTTTCTGAAAAATCTAAACTCACTAAGAATGAAGTTGCGCATATGGATATTCTGTTTGCATATGATCGTTATGGTAAAGTCTCCAATGCAGTAGGTATCAATCCGGCAGGGGATAATCTCTCTGTAGAAAATGGTGTACTTCTCCAGAATGGTGATAATGGTTCATTCGGAGATTATCCGATTACACTTCCTGAAATTCTGAATGCTGTTGGTGATCCGACAGGTATGTCTCTTTATGATAATCAGATTCTTAAAGTATTCAATGGTACATATGCCGATGATATCTACGATTTGGATAACACCAGAATCGATGCTATTTTTGATGCTAACTTTAAGAGAGATATCAAAGAAGCGATTCATGAATTGGTTACATTCCGCGAAGACTGCTTCTTCTTCCGTGATTTCGGACTCGGTCTAACCACACTTAATGAAATTGAAGCTGTTAATGATACATACAAAAAGAATAAGTTTGTAGCTAGCTATATCAACAGCTACGATGTTATCGAACCGTATTATAAGAAACAGATTAACGTAACCATTATGTATAATCTGGTTACTCGATTTGTTGGGCATTATCTCAATGGTGTCAACCGTCCGTTCTGTGGACAGGCTTACAATGTAACATTTGAGAATGATATTGTTCCTGGAACAATTAACTTCTCGCCGAAACGTACTCCTAAGACGGATGAAAACATTCAGACATATGACCAGAAAGAATGGTTTGATAATGAACGTCTGAATTATATTGCTTACTATTCTGGTATTCCTACATTGGATACTGAATATACATCTCAGACTGAATATACTCAGCTCTCCTGGATTAATAACGTTCTGCTCGTTCAGAAGATTATCCATGAAATCCGTAAACAGTGCCCGAAGAATCGTTATACATTCCTCGATGGTCAGGATTTGCTCAGATATAAAGCTGACGTGGAAGCTGTTCTTAACCGTTATAAGAGCCAGTTCAAAGAAATTAGCGTCGACTATGCGGAAGACGAACAGTATGAACTTAATAAGATTTTCTATGCTGTAATCAAAGTCAAGTTCAGAGATTTCATCCAGAGTGAAATCTTCAAGATTACAATGATTAACTAATCTGATGAAAGGAGAACCTAACTAATTATGGCTGAATATATCAACAACATATTTGACGGAATGAAGAAACCGAGAGACGTCACTGGTTATATGCTGACCAGAGGTGTAGCAGATTACTCCGACCTCTATCAGTTTAATAACTATGAAACAGGTTATGGTTTCTTGATTTGTCTCAAGATTCCAACATTCCTGACAATTCTGGCTGATCAGAATAGCGATTACAAATCCCTCATTAAATCTTATCAGCATATTATCGAATATGATTTTAAGAGTTTGAGTGGTATTGAAGATATTACGGTAGACACCAACGATCTTCAGGATGGTATCAACTCTCTTAACGTTATTACCAAAGTTAATGAACAGTCTGCTTCTCAGTTCTCTATGAGATACTATGAACGTTCTGGTTCTATCATTACAAAGGTACACGAACTGTTCTTGCGTGGGGTAAAAGATCCTCGTACACAGGTTAAGAGATATAATGGTATTCTCCAGCCTGGTAAAGACAGGGGTAAATCCTTGATTGAGCCTGGCTACGAAAACGAAACATTCCAGTTCTTGTATTTCAACACGGATAACACAGCTCGTGAAATCGAAAAGGCTTACTTGCTTGTAGCCTGCCAGCCGACAGCAGCTGAAACATCTATGTATGAATACACCAAAGGTGATATCAACTGGAGGGAATTGAACGTCCAGTATAACGGCTATCCGATCACCGGTAGAGGTGTAACAATGAAAGCACAGGAATTCCTGGATTGGATTAATGATCGTACTGTATTCGAAGAATCCAGATTTGGTTACAATGCTCTTACAGATATGCCTAAGGCATCTACGAAGAACGAGGAACCGAAGTCTGCTATTGCTCCTGGATATAGTTCTTTCCATTAATATAAAAAAAAATAAATATATAGATTTCTCCCAAAACCTTTAAATCTCCGGGGGTTTTTTTTTTTTTTTTTTTATT